CATCAACCACTGATGCGCCAGAGCCTGCGCCATCTAAATAAACAACTGCCGTCTTGCCTGCGGCAATCGTGACGTTCGCGCCTGAGCCTTGGCTAATCGCAATCGATTGAGATCCACTGGTTGCGTTCTCGATGAACATAACCCGAGATACCGTATTAGGCGCAATCGTACAGGTTCTCGTCGCGGTCAAACTTCCCGCAGACGTGATTTTGAAATACATTGCGCGAGCAGGATCAGACGCACCATCTGCAACGGTAGTTGTCGCATCTGCATCTGAGCTAAAGACTTGCTGGGTAGCGTAGCCTAGTGCTTCACCGATAAGTTCTAAATTGGTATTTGTGGATGTTCCCCAAGTTCCCGATTCGTCCCCTGTGGAAATCTCTTTTAATCGAAGGTCATTTACATAAGTTGCCATTTAAGCTACCTCTTGCCAATTTGGTGTTTGGCCGTCATCAATACTTGACCAGCCTGCTGTTTGAGATTGATCAATATTTTGCCAATTTGAGTCTTGCCCCGGAATAATTGGTCCCCAGACCAAAACTTGTGCGACTTCACCTTGACCGCTAACTCCAGTAGGGATAACAACGACATTACCAATAAAGCTAACAGTCCCGATAGAACCCGTTGCTGAAACACCTGTGACCGGGAAAACATTATCTGTTCTTGTCGTAACAGTGCCGACTGCACCCGTTGCCGAAACACCCGTAACCGTAACAACGGCGTCAGCCGTAACCGTAACCGAACCAATTGCGCTTGTAGCGGAGACTCCGTCAACTGAAACAATAGCGTCAGCCGTAACCGTAACGGATCCAATAGATCCCGTCCCGGAAACACCTGTGACCGAGATATTTGCATAAGCCGTAACCGTAACGGATCCAATAGATCCCGTAGCCGAAACTCTAGTAACTGATACGTTTGCATCAGCCGTAACCGTAACTGGGCTAACTGCGCCTGTGGCCGAAACACCGGTAACTGTTGTATTCGCATCTGCTGTAACCGATACAGTACCAATTGCGCCAACTGCGCCGGGAAGTGCAACATCCTCACCCCAAGGGCCTTCGCCCCAGCCGTGGGATGAACTATTCCATCCTTGAAATGCAACAACGACATCGGCCACATGTTAGTCCTAGGCAATTCGAATAATTGCGTTACTTGCGTCAGCTGTAGGGAATTGAATCGTAAAATCACCCGAGGTAGACGTTTTATCCCCACCAAAAGCTAACGAGCATACCGCAGGATCACCGCTTGCGGTGTCATTATAAATTAATGCACCGTTTGCTGTGATAGTAGAACTACCAAAAGTTAAATCATCAAAATCAGTGAATCCAGTTGTCCCGGAGCTAGTTGGATTCACATTACCTAAAGCAGCGCCGCCTGCAGAATAACCAGCTCCAGAGGTTTCATTAGTCGCGCTATATGCCGTTGTCGCGGCCCCTAAAATGGCACTAGACGTATAAAGTGCTAATTTAAAAGTGTTCCCACCAGAAGCTAAGAAATTATGTTTTGCTTCTAATAATTCTTTCTTAAAAGAAGTACACATTGCTGTAGAAATAGCCATTATAAAGTCCTCAATATTTCAGCCATATCCGCATGACCGTTTGATTTAAATAAATTGTATAGCGTTGTTCTGTCGCTTTTCATTGCTTGATCGCATGAAGCTACGATAACCCAGTACATACGCTCTTTAAACGCTTCAGCCTGAGCTTTTATTGCAGGGTCAGCTGTTTCACTAATACTAATTATCTTAGCTACAGCGTTTGAAGCAATCTCTTCTGAAGTAAAACCTCTGTTACAAGTGGTTTGGACATTCACTTGTCCTACGGAAGTTTCTACAGCAACGTTAAACATTAACCTGTCCTCGAGATATCATAACGGTATTCGTCCCGCATCCCATAACCTTCACCAAGCTTATTAAGCCCTAATAATGATTCTTGGAATCTTTGCTCATAATTAGCAAGTTCTTCTGGGGCTTTTAGGAAGTTTACCGCCTCAATCAGTGATCCGTATAGTATTGAGTTAGGTGCGTTAACGGATAGCCATGTTGTTCCTGAATCTGCACCAGCTGTTAATGAATCTGGTCGATACTTATAATGCAGCTCAAAAGTGTAATTAACTCCAACACTTGGTTGATTAGGAGTAGGTGCTAGGAAAAAAGTCGTATCATCAAATTGTGAAAAATACAACGGAAGCCCAGTTACAGTAGGGTTCGGAGAATAATCCCGCATAAACGAAACGTGTTTAAACAATAGATAGGTGTATACACTAGAATCAATTACCGCAAGACTTAATGGAGCTAAAAAATCAGTCGGCATCGATAAATAAGGGTTTCCCCCTTCTGCTGTACCTGTTACGTTTTTACGAAAAACAGGTAGTTCTACCGCTTTTAAAATCCGTTCTTCAGCTTCTTGAATAAATACCGGAAGATTAGCCGTAAAAGTTGACTCAGAAACTTCACAGTAATCTTGAATAGTTGTTTTTAATTGTGCGTAAGTAAAACTCATGAGTTCACCACCGTTACGGTTCCGATTTCACCTGTTGCAAAAACGCCTTCAAAAGCAGTTCCTATAGGGTCTGCTGTACTTGAAGTCGATCCCCCAATATCTACCCCTAACGGTGTAGTCGTTTGAGGACCTGTAGTTCTAACTAGTCCTAACTGAGCTTGCGGTAGCGGGATTTCTGGTCTAGCTTGTCTTAATGCTTCAGGATCAGTTAAATGATGCGGGGGTTCTAACTGAGGATGCTTAGGCTCGTAACATTCTGAACAAACCTTAAAGCCTGTCCACTCCATTCTCATTTTTAAATACGAGGTTCTAAAGCCGCATCTGTCACAAACTCCGTATGAAAACTTTCCTAATGCGTAAGCCATCAGACATAACTACGTTGAGGAACTAAATGTACCGAAGATCGATCTTCATCGTATTTCATAGCACTTACAAGATTTTGCTCGTAAAGTCCACCAAGTAATTGAGCTTTTTCAGGATTCTTTTTTAACGCTAAATAAAACGCTAACCCAGACACCAAACAAGGCATAAATCGACTAGGGATATCTACGTCATTCACTGCAGCATCAATATCTTGAATTCTTTTCCATCGAGAAGAAAGTAAGATATCTGTTGAATTTTCAGGAGCTGGCCAAACATATAGCGTAGGAGTTATTGTTCGTTCAACATAGTATTGGGTACATCGAGCCTGAGTGTTTTTATTCGGAATATTTAAATACTCATTGCGATCAATCCGATCCATCTGAAAATCAGTTTGCTGTCCGTTAGTGGTTCTACGAATAACGGCATCTAAAATGTCGATATCGTACTCGTTTAACGGATAGGAAACTTGACCTTGAGTTAAAGTTAATGAAACTTGTTCAACTTCCCAAAGCTGAATACCACGGTTAGACCAATCTGCAAACATAATGTTCATAGATCGTCTAGCCGTGACACCGTCATAGCCGGTGCGATATTCAAGTCCTGCTAATTCAAACGCTTCTTCAATCGCTGTAGCCGCATTTAAACTAAAGTCTCTAGTCCCTGAAGTCGCCATATTAATAGTGCTTCAATAAATTTAAAACAATCACATAAGTATCGTTCGCGGCGGCTCCTAAAGTGGTTAAGTTTATATCCCCAGTTTTACCACTTCCCGAAGTATTAACTAATCCTCCAAAGTCGCTAAAGTCCATATGGCCGTTACTTGCTTCCGCTAAAGAGATAGCAATAGTATCGGCGGTAGCATCCCACAATAACTGAACTTGGGTAAACCCAGTTATTGAATGAGCTATTCTTTCTAGGGTAACACCAGAACACGCAGTTCCATCCGCTTTCGCACTTAGACTACTTACATCAACTTTCGTAACGGCACTTTCACCAGTGCCGTCCGAAAGGTTAGTAATTTGAATAACTGCCCTATGAAGTCCATCGGAGATGGTTGTCGTTGAGACTGCATCTGCCATATTAAATCTCCAAAAATAGAACTAACGAAAATTTTTAAGACAACGCAGCACCAACAGCAGTCACCCAAGCAGCGCCTGTTGAAATCACGATGCAATATTCGTTATCGCCTGCTCCATTGTCAGAAACCATATACGC